ACATACCAAGCTTTTGCTTGTTGTGCTCTTTTAACCATATCGTCATAAATCTTTTTAGGATCAAAATCATCCGCTTCAATAATATCAGGCATTCTCGTTTAGTAAAGTGGGTCCACCATCTTTACCCTCCAAAATATAATCTTCGGCCATTGCTTCCGCTCTAGCAAAATCGGCAGTAACTTCTTTACTGACAATTTTATTTTTTAAATAATATACAACAGTATAATTATATTCTTCTCTTTGAATAGTAACTTTCTTATCACCATTCATAAACTTAGACAATTCCATGCTTGTTCTCCCAAACAAATTTTTCAGCAAAAGCTTGTGCATCACTCTCAACGCTAAAAAAACTAGATTCTTTATGTTCAGCATCTTCGCACAAAACTTCAAACACATTCATCTTATCTCTCCAAATGATGCTGGCAGTTTTTCTACCAGCTTCACCCATAAAAGTCACGATTCTTTTTTCACCATCCATCATGCTATCATTCCTATGAAACGATTTAATACGACACGGTTGTTCAAACGATTACCAGCAAACTTACTAAATGCTGAAACCAAGCCACGGGTAGTGGCATTTTCTTTCACTTCAAAAGTTACATCATCATCAGTATCTAGGCCTTCTGAACGCAACAGATAATATTCATCGTAACCAGAATTAGTAACAACTAATGATTTGTTCTTACGAAATTCTGATTTGTATTTGTCATGATTAACTGCTTTTGGAAAGAAGTGATAAGCTTCACGACCAAACTCACGGCCAGTCAATACATAGAAACCAACAATATTGCAATTGGTACGGAGTTTCAACATCTTAATGTAGTTAGATGTTAATTCACGGCCATTTGGATGGTCAGCCACAACTTCTTGTCTAGTCTTAGGATCACGAATCACCATTTTCTTAATAACACGCCAATCACTTGTTTGACCAGTTCCAGAAGATTGATAACCTCTATCATTCATGTAGAATACTTCACGCAAAGAATGACCATCACCATCAGTTAAGAATACAGTATTCACAACTTGCAATTTAGCCTGTTTCTGAAATTGTGGAACAATTGTCATAGCAGAAATGATTGCCTCAGACAATGGCGTACCACCTTTTTGTAACCAATTAGGACGATATTGGCGATTTTGACACATATTCACCAAAGCAGCGCCAGCATAAGAAAATTCGGCAGCCGTCATTTTACTAGATAACATATTCAGTAATTTAAAATTGCGTAAAGCAATATCGCCATCTTTAAATTGATTAGAATATGGTTCGTCATGTTCGGAAGTAAACGCATAAACTTCATAAGGAATATTCACTTTCTTGCAAAACATAACCAAGTTAATCAACTGTTTGATTGTATTATCAATATGGTCAGACATAGAACCAGACCAATCTAAGAACATTACCAAACCGTGTGATTTTCCACCAGGTAAAACTGTAATCTTTTTAAATATATCTTCAGCAAAACCATATGAATAGATTTTACTCATATTCAAATCGCCAGTTTTAGCAATAGATGCACGTTTCAATTGGTCAGCATTTTTACGCAATTCAAATTCTTTAGCTAAATAACCAACAACTTTTTTGGCATCACTACGGAGTTTTTGAAATTGTTTATTATCAAGGCCATCACTACCACCCCATCCGCCATTCTTTGCAAGAATTAAATCTTCACGATATCTTTTCCATAGTTGTTTGTAGGCAACAACAGCTTTACTTAAATCAACATCAGGAATGTTACCATAGTAATATGCACTTGTGCCTTGGTCAAACAATTTACTTTCATTCTTACGATATGATTCATCGGTGTGTGATGTAATTTGTTGGTCAGATTCACCTTCAGGATCTTTGCCACCACCGTTGGTGTCACCAGATTCAACTTCATTATCTCTGTCGTTGTTTGCATCTGAATTGTTGTTTGAATTTTTCGATTCACGGGTTTCAGTTTCATCGTCCCAATCATCAGAATCATCGTAACCATAAGAATCAAATGGATCAGCATCTTCATCTTCTTCAAATTCTTCAGGCCGATTCTTCTTACGCTCTTCCGCTTCTTCTTTCATGTATTCAACTACCAACTTGGCAACTTTGATGACATCATCATAGGTCTCGGTATCTTCAATCATGCACACCAAAGTTTTCTCATAGTCAGTAAAACGGATGCCTTGTGCTGCTCCACCTTTAGTGTAGAGGTTCACACGGTCAATAAAGTTCATATCGTTGAGGTCAGCACCTTGGGTGCCAAAGAAATCCTTCTCGATTAGTTCACGATATGCTTTTACAAAAGAGGAACGAATACCGGGATATTTGTTTTTGACTTTACGTTCAATACGGGAATCTTCCAATACATTCATTACTGACATTGGAAGTTTTTCTTCGTAAGCTTTAGTCATGCCTTCTAACGGAGTGTAGAGGGCGTGGCCAACTTCATGACCCATGAAAAGGTCATACAAGTAGCCAGAGATATTTTTGTCTAGGACAGGAACCGTAAGAATACGATTCTTTACATCAAAAGCTGCCGTTTGAACATTTTTCTGTTCAATGGTCAGATTTTCGGTTGCCATAAGTTTGGCAAGTAATGATTTAGATTGAATAAGTTCCATAAGTTCTCCGAGTTAATGAAACCATTATACTCTAATTATCGTCTACCGTCAAGTGAAACTTGCAAAAGCGTTGTTTTTAAGCAACAAAACGCCTATTCATACATTTCCTTGCGTTTTTGGTAGTCATTAAGGTCTTTTTCCATGCCAGAAAGTGCAGCCCACTTGCGGGTTACGATATCCAAGCGTTTCCAAGCAGGAATTTCATCATCATCTGCTCGGGCATCTAAAATAAATGCAGGATTATTCGTTGTCATGCTTATTTCCTTCGTTTTTATCGAAAATATTTTGCTCAATCTTCGCTGCCAGCTCTTCCGCAAGCTTCGGATTGAATTTTACTAAAAAATATGCTACATCATCAGCTGGAATGTGTCTTAAATTGAACATCACTTCGTCAATTCCACGATGAATTTGATCCTCTTCCCATTTTGCTAACATAATTTCCTTATTGTATAGTGTAATTCTCAACGGATGCTACTACGCTACCTCTTTGTTTTGCTTTTCCTACGGATTCAAGCCATTTTAGCTCAACTCTAAGCTCTTCATTGGTTAAATCCATTAAATAATCTTTATATTCTTGCCAATCTTCTTCTGAAATACTCATCTTCTCATCCTCGCTATGTCTTTTGCTTCATTATCACTAAAAACTGGCACAGCATTTGATTTGTGCATCGTGCCAATACCTTTAATTTTATCACCTGTATAAGAATTTCCGAATTTCTTTGTGCAAGCGATAAAACCAGTATCCAAGGAAACAGTCGGTGGTGATTCACGGCCTGCCGGAACCATAAACATTGGAATTACTTTAGAAAACTTCGTGGATTTATTTCTACTGAAATTGGTAGACATTGAATTAATGGATAATAACCATTCTTCGTATTGCTGTTTTTTGGCTTTAGAAACCCTACGATTTCTATTTTTTGGAATGTTACCGTGTATAATCATAATGTAGTTCTCCATCAAAGAAGAACCATTATCTCACAATTATACTGAGGTGTCAAGTCTATGTTGCGTGGATACAACATTAATACCAATACCTTATTTCAAAGGCGGACATACCTACTTATGATGAAAAAGACAGAATTAAGTGGCAATCTTAGTTTTTTTCATCTTGTGAAATCTCTATACTCTCCACAGATTCTTCTTCCCATTCCTTCAACTTCTTTTTTACTTCGGAATGTTCATTACCTTTTCTTTTGCTATGCAAAAAGTTTCTTGCATAATCGTAGTCCTCATTATAATCTTGGTTCTTACGAAATTTACCTACAAACTTAGTCACTTACATTTCTCCTATTTCAAGGTTTCAAAAGTTATGCCTTTAATTTTAGTTTCAGGCATATTATGCATATCCTCTTCCGAAATGTAAGTGATGTCGGCTTGAGGATAACAAATTTTTACAATTTTGAGTAATTGGCAGACTGTGCCATCGGAATCATTAAAAGACATAACTTCATCAACGCATTTTATATTATTAATAATTTCCCGGCGAGATTGATAATTTTGCACAAATCCACCTTCTGACCATGCCATCCACCAATCTGTATGAACGCCTACAATTAACCAATCTCCTTTACTTCTACATTTTTTTAGAAAACGGAGTTCTTCAATTGTGAGTGGGTCAAATAAACCGCAGGTAACTATTATTTTTTCTTTTTCATGCATTATGGCAAGAGATTTGGAAAGGCTTCTTTTACAAACTTATAATCTAAACCCCTAACTCCCAAATCTTTCGCCAGAATACCAATAATAACTTCAGCTTCACGGGGTTCGATTGACTCCAATAATTGTAATAATAATTGTGTTCTTTTTTCTGCCGTTAAAATTTCAGCAGAAGGATGTCCCTTTTGAAACAAATACAACTTACGCAGTTGTGTGGATAATGTTTGTGGTGAAAGACCCGGTAACATATCGGTTGGAATTTTATAATTTTCAGGCATTTCTTTAATCAACCATTGATATTGTGGATGATAAGCCAACTCAAATACCTGAACCAATGTTTTGGATAGATTTTTTTCCACTACCTGCATCCGTTCTTTTTTGGATGAGGCCGCTTCAAATTCATCAAATACTTCATAAATGTTCTTCATCAAAATTCCTCTATTACTTCCATTAAGTTTTTCAGTTTGTGTTCAATAAAATAATTCAACAACTTGCCTTTGGCAGGAATTGTTTCCTCATAACTATTTATGATTTTCTCTTTTATCTCTTGTGGAATGAAAGATAGGTCAATGAGTGTCTGGTTTCTACCAAAGTTAACAGCTTCCTCATATGAAAAGTTTTTAACATCTTCATTCAAATACTTTTCTAGTGTTTTCTGTGTGATTGGTTTTTGACGGAGGTCACGAACAAAACAATCTGAAGGTGATAACATATTTGGAATGCCGTCACCCTTGTCACCACGAATAATCTTTTCTTTTAAATCCATAACAGGATTCTCGGACACCACATATTTCTTTTGTGATGGATTATATTGTTTAACATTCTTGTAGTTTTGTAATTGTAAGAAGTCGCCATCACTAGATAGAATCAAAATCTTTTGATGTGCGGAGTAGATTGGTACCAATGTACCAATAATATCATCTGCCTCAGCACCCTCAACATCAATTACTTTATATGGGAAGTTTTCTTTGAGTTCTACTTTAAACTTTGCCAACATATCAAAAATCAAGTGCCAGTCCAAATCAGACTTTTCACGGGTTTTCTTGCGACCAGCTTTGTAGAATGGAAAGTATTCTTTACGCCAATACTTACGATTATCACAACATAATACAACCTCACCATATTCACTCTTAAAGTTGCGGACATGGGTGCGGATGATGTTTAAAATCATATGACGAATGAGGCTCTCATCCAGTTTGCCTTTTTGATTGGCAATCTGTGCCATGAGTCCTGCGAGTAATACTTGGTTTAAATCAATGAGAATCATACCAAACTTTCAATAGTTTCAATTAAGAGACCATTGTATCACGATTCTTGTAGTTTGTCAAATATATTATTAATAAATTTGGTAGAAGTTGTGGTTCTCTTGGCCACAACACCATACCAGTTAGCTGGTACTAATCCAGAGATGTATTCAAAAGGTTCAACTAAAATGGCATCAAATCTATCAACATCATAAATTCCATCTCTATCATTATCTTCTTTAAAAAGTATGATATGGTAACTATCACCTAGATATGAACCGCCTAATTTTTCACCAGCATTTTTGTAAATTGCACCTTCGATGTGTAATTCATCTTTCTTATCACCAGGTAAAAAGAAAATGGCATCGGGGTTATCTTCTTTAAATTCCTTGAAGCATTCTAGCATTATAGTCCTTGATATGTGATTTTCTAACTCGTACCATTATCCATGAATTGTAGTAGTCATCTGATTCCATGACACCACGGATAAATTGTTCTTTAGCTTCAAGATAACCACATTC